ACCATCACGACCCGTTGCGGTCAGTGCCTGTATGTCCAGAGGTGCTGTTACCTGTGTATTTACAAAGTCAACCAATGCACCAGAGGATACCTCAGACGCTGTGAAGTCCCGTTCATTGTTGTCGCTTTCTCTGCGGACACGCACAACCTTGGGATCACCACCAGTAAGACTGCGGAGACTGTATGCTGCCGTAGGAGCAGCTATCGAACTGATAGTCTCTCCTACTTGGTTCAGCCTTCTCTGCTGACCCAGGGCTGAGTCAAGGCTAATGTGCATATTAGACCCTGTGTAGTTGCACTAAGCTACCAGCACCACTTACGGTTACGGAAGTAAAGTTGCCATATATAATTGTACCTGCTCCAAAGGATGTAAGGAGGTCAGCAGAATTTTCTACATTAGTAGCTGTTAGTGCAGAGAGAGTTGAATCCTTTAGGAACTGAATAGCTCCAAACTTACCAGCGGTTGCACCGTCAGCAGCATTGATTACGATTGAACCTACGGAGCTAAACTCCAGTGCGTTATTTCTTGAACTTGCCATAGTTGTGTATTATATCACAGGGGGTTATTATCGGGACTGCCGATTTACATAAGTGGAGAACCGCTTATTTACGGTATTGTTATTAGAGATTATATCAACCTTTTCTAGTTCTAGGGCTAAGGCAACGGTGGCTGTATTTTCTTCAGCAAGTGCCTTGTCGGTCTGACCGTCCATACGCAGGAAGTCAGCATAGGTTGCGTGAGCAAGGTAAGCAAAAAACTGAACAGGAACCTCAACTGTGCTACCGGTAAAGTCTGATACGGCTGATCCTGTTACAGTAAATGGAGTGAACTGCTTTTTGTACGTAACAAACGCTGAGTTGTCAGTTGTACTAGTAATATTTAAAATATTAGCACCATCGAAGTCCACAAAGAACTCGTACTCAATAGCGGACTGATTTAGAAATGCTTTTTTGCGATGAATGCGATTAAAACTACCAATAGTATTTTTGCCTGTCTGTGCATACGGAATTAGTTGTTTATCAACAATTAATGGAGTGCCAGATAGATTAGCAGTTGTTAAAGTCCAAGTATCAACCTCAGAAGGGTTATCTTTCTTTTGACTATCAGCCTCTACTAAAAGTGTAACTGCAACACCAGAACCTGCTTGTACAGAAATTGTACCATCTGAATTTATAGAAATATTACCACTGCCTTCTATTTCCCACCGATTCGTGCTTGTTCTTTTGTATATGACAGTTGTATCAGAAGTTCCTAAAGAAGCATTGTAATAAACATTAGTTCCAGCTACTGCTCCATTTGCTCCATCATCTTGTCCGAGCAAAATATAGTTTCCATTTACTACAGACGAGGAGTCCGATGAGGTTCCTGCCCCTAGGCCGCTGATATTTAATGAAATAATGTTACGCTCCTCAGAAGTAACTAAGTATCGAGGCCAGATTGGACTCTCGTTAAATGCTTGTAAGAATCTGCGGTTAATCAGATTAGCCACATCATCTGCTTCCGTAGGAGCAAAGGATCCAACACCAGCCAGGGATTGAATTAACTTAAAAAGATCGCCATAGGTTCTGGTCTGCATTAGATTTTATTTGGGCTAAGTTCTGGGAACTTCTTATTGTAGTACTTTAAAAATTCTTTAGAATGCACGGTATCTTGACCGTACTTCTTAATTAGTCGAAAGTATTCTCTTGGTGGAATACTAGCAACTGGTTTGCCAAGAACTGGGTGAACTGTCCCCTTCAATTTCTTAGCTTCTTTGGCTGCCGCAGCAACTCTTTTGTGTTCTGTCTCACGCTCTAATTTAAAGCCATTCTTGATTTCACGCATAAAAGCACGATCAATCTCTCCATCAGAGTACCGCTTTAACTTAGGAATGATTACGTCCATAATTAAAAGTCGGGGGCCGAAGCCCCCAACTAGAATTAATTATTACGCGAATGAACCAAGGTCAATGATACGTAATGCGATAACAATGTTACCAGCAGTCAAATCACCTGTAGTTCCGTTAACTTCAGCAAGAACTGAAGTCTCAGCTTGGAATCCTACAGCTTGTGATTGATTGCCAGTGAATCCATCACCAGAATTAAATACTGGTGCAGACATTGCATCAACATCAAGAGCATCAATGAACTCATCAGGATCACCACCTGTTGTGCCTACATCAAGAGTGATGTCAGTAGCACCTGCAAGTGCAGTGGACTCAAAAACACCAGCCAACTCTACAGCACCACCAGCAGGGATGGTTGCAATAGGAAGTTGTGTAGCAGTGCTAAGAGACTCTCCTGTGAATGGATTAGTTCCTGTCTTAATATCATTTAGATCAGAGAAGCTAAGTGATATGACGTGAGTGTAGCCAGAAGTACCGGCTTCGTTTACTGTTAATTTAGCCATATTGGTATATCTCCTTTAGTTTAGGTTACGTCTTGGATAACACCGTGTGCGCCTGGGTGATAAACACCAAGGGTCAAAGCGCAATCAACAAAACCACGCTCGCCACCACCAAGATTTGGAAGGCGAGTGCTTCCCATAGGGATAAGCTCATGAACACCGTAGTACTCAGGATTGACGATATAGCCAGAACCTGTTGTTGTGTTACCGCCGAAGTTAGGCGCACAGTCAGGGTTTTGGTTAACGATTGAAACAACACCGTGATCGGACTCGTAGAGGTCAACAGATAGCTTGATGCTACCGCTGTTGCCATCGTAGTTTACAGAACGAATTTGTTCTGCTGCACCTGCACTTGTACGAGCAAAGTCAGCTATTACGCGGCGTAGACCAGTGTCAGCAACAAGCATAAGGTTGTTAGCAGAACCAGTTACACGGAAGATAGAACTGATGATGTCGTTAAGTGCTGATTCGCTAAATGGCGTAGCATTAGCTTCAGTAGTTGTGTAGATGCTATCAGCAGGTGTGCGATAAGCAGCGGGAACGTCAGAAGGACCAGCAGAATCAAGGAAATCACCAAGACCACGAAGTGCATTTGCTGTACCAGCACCATCTTCTGTGGCTTTGTCTTGAGTTCCAGCAAGTGTAGCTTCGACATCACGTTTTAGTTCACGGATAGCTTTAGCTTCAGCTTGTGCGATTTTAGCAGGACCTACGGAATCAACTGCTTCTTGCAGATCAGAAACCATGTAGTCACGACGGAATTTTTGGATGCGATTGTTAAGACGAGCGCGACTTGCAAACTTGTCCGTGAATGCTGAAACGTCAGCACCTTCCGAAATACCTGCAGTTACAGGTGCAGAAAGGCTGTCAACAGTCCACTCAACATTAGTTGCAGATGCACGTTCTTTATTAGCAGACGAAAGGATAGGAGTCTCTTCAGGCGCAAGAATGGTCAAGACATCAGTCAAGTCCTCACGATTGGAGACAGCCGATCCTGTATTTGTAGTATCGAATGTATTTGAGAATGCCATTTTATTTAATGATTATGAGTTATCGGCGCGAGGCCATTTGTAGTTTTCTAAGTGCGGCAAAATCACGAGCGTTACCCGATTTTTGAAATTGACTTTGCAGTTCCTTGAGTGCCTTTGCAGTTCTTGATTGAGACGTAGAAGCATTTGCATTACTTGTTGTCGCACCCTTGGGTGGTGTAAGTTTCATGCTTGGCTTACTTTCGGCTACTGGTTTACGACCATAGATACTGTTTGCTGCGTGAGCGAACCAGTAATCTAGTTGACCCGCAACATCCGGAGCTTCCTTTGCCACGATCTCTTTCATCTTTTGAAAACGAGCATCGTTCACTGTAGCTTCGTATTGTTTGCGTACATCATTGTCTTCACCTTCTAGCCAGGATAGCTCTTCTTTCGCTCTCTGTTTGAAAGCAACTTCCATATTTGCAGCCGTTTCTTTGGCTTGTATTTTAGAAAGTTGATCAGGAAGAAAGGTTTTTTGAGCCTTGCGCGCCTGTAGTAAAGATTTACGAACTTCTGCCTTGGTCATCTCTTTGCCTTCGATCTCAGTAATGACATCGTCAGCCGCATAGTCAGCACCTTCAAAAAGAAGGTCCTCAGCCCAGTTGACTATTTGCTCTACCTCTTCGGCCTTAGCTTGAAGGCTCTCGATAGAATCTAAATCCCCAAATGGGTTATTTTCTACTTTCTTTTTTGACTCAAGGGGATCTCGCTGTTGAAGCGAAGCCTCTAGTTTAGCCAGCTTTTCTTCTGCAGCCTTTCGCCTTGCGGTAAGTTCCCCAAAACGAGCTACAGCTTTACTGCCTAACTTATCAGCTAGTTCCCGTAATTCTTCTTCGGACGCGTTGTCCAAATCAATCTGTGAAAGAACATCCTCGGATGTTGATTCAACTTCTGGTTCACCTTCTTCGACCTCTTGAGCTTCTTGAGTTTCCTCAGTCTCCTCAACGACCTCTTCGGGTGTCTCTTCCGTTGTCTCTTCGGCAACTGGTTCTGATTCTGTCTCAACATTTTGTTGAGCCTTCATCTCGCCCAATCGACGATTTGCAAAATCCGTTACGGATATATTAGTATTGTCCACTGGTATTTGGTCTGCCCCAGAGTCAGCAGTCGTGATTTCATCTGTCATAAGTTCCACTCATTTACGCCGAGAGATTGCGATACGTTAATATAACATAGGTGAACAGTTGTTGTTCAGCCTAGAAATGTTCACGGTGCCGGACACTGAGTTCCTGCCAGCTTGATAGTTGTAAAAGCTGATCGTAGGTGATGATCCGTCCGGATATTTGTTGAATATTGTCACTGCTAGCTTCGTGCAGTTCCTCGATAGCCTCTTCTCTGAGGTCATGCACCATCTTCATAAATCTAGCAAAAGCTTCGTAATTATGAAGTGTCTTTATATCGTCTTGGATATTCATATTATTTTGCAGCAGAACGCATTACGTTTACCATGCGAGGACCCCTGGACTTTACTTGCTTGTACCAGTTACTGTCAACCATTTCGTCAGCTGCCATATTGTAGTCATTGTTCATAAGACCTTTTTTCATGTCCACGAATTTATTTAGTTTTGTTAAACCAAGATTGAAGGCCATGTCAACTAAAGTCATCTTAACAGCTTCTGGTCTTTTTGCAAAGTTAGGATCATAGGACTGAGCATCCTTGAATGCCTGAGTAAGGCTGTGGTTGTAAAGAGTTTTTGTTTCCCTGTCAGTAAGCTCTCGACCAGCAAATAACTCATTGATGTCGATACCCTGCTGTTTGAGGAACTTGCGGTTCCCAGCATCTTCAAGATTGAATCCAATCCCTATGGTTCGGTTACCCTTGCTGTCCTTGTAGACCTTAGGTTTGTTGCCCTCGTTGAGGGAGAGCATATTGAAGTAATTCTGTGAACGCTGCTCACGAACTCGCTGTTGGGCAAGTTGTGAAGGTGTTTTGTTATCAGCCATTGTGTGAGTACTTGTTAATAAAACAATACTACATATTCTGAGTGTTAACATTACCCATCTGTGCAGGGGCTGTGCCAACTCGACCGATCTGAGCATTCTGCGCTTGCTGTATTTGGAAGGTGTACTGACCCTGGTATTTCTCCATGCGTCCTCGGAACGCTTCGTCCTGTTGCAAGCGTTGCTGAATGTCAGGCTGCTGGGCGTATTGCTGAATAACTTGCATAGCAATCTGTGCGCCTGTAGGACGGGCTGGCATTTCAATACCTGCAAAAATCTTTGTAAGATCATCGGTAACATTCTTAACCATCTCTTGTTGAGCATTTTGTGCAGGTTGTAGAACTGCGTCAGCCATGACTGGATCGATGCTAGCAGCTGCAATATCAAGTAATCCATCAACATTCATTCGGTTATTTACATTAAGTTGATTCAATGCAACGAACCCTTGTAGTTTCTTTTCTACTGTATCTGGGTCAGTGTCAAGCACATCAAAGTTAATCATAATGTCAAAGTTCTCGTTTGGATCTCCTTTGTTTATTACTTGAGGATCAGGGATACCAGTTACTTGGAAGAAGACCTCATCAGGTCCGAATCTTTGGAAGCACTTGTAAGCCATACGAATCACCTCAGATACGTGGCTAAGATATTTATCAACCATGAACTGCTGTCTGGATTGAGACATTGGATCATTCGGATCCAGCCCAATCATCCTGTCGGCTTGGTTGAGCAATGTCTGCTCCATCTCAAGTGAACCTTGGTTGTACGCAGGAATCGGTGCAAAGTCTAGATCACCCTTGCGGCGGTATGGAATCATACGACCTGGTCCCCAGTCATTAGGTGCTTGACCTACTGGGTGCAAGATTGGAGGCAAAGTAGCTAGGCTATTGCGGTCAATCCGTGAATCACGTTCTACCTTTACTTGGTTCTGAATGCCACGAAGAATACTGGGAACGGTGGATACATCATAGAGACGCTTAGTGTCCTCGGACAAGCGTGTCACTACTACTGGATAGTCTTCGTATCCGTTGAGTAGCTCAAACTTTGCATATCCGGGAGTCCCAGTTGCAACATCTCCATCAAAGTTCTTATGAAATACTGTGCAGTAAATTCCTTCGGATCCGTCCTCTTCATTGATCAGTCTCTGGTATCCGTAAATAATTTCAATAAGTTCATCAGCTTCGTATGCAGTATCGGTTAGGCTCATGCTACGACGGCCTTCCTCGTATCGCTCAAGGCTGTCAATGTTTACGCCTCGGTATCTTTCGATCATTATGTCCACGAAGTCCTGATCCCAACCATCAGTTGTTACCTTGAGTTCTAGTTCTTGTGGAGTGTAATACGTTTTCCAGAAACAATACGGTGCGCGTTGTGGATCGGTAACATACGGGGGGAAGACAAAGTCACCGTCAGGTGCTAGAGTTTTGACTTCGGGGCAATTAATTTGACGACGCACTACGGGCAGTTTCGCCATTCCTTGTTTGCGTAGATCTTTGAGTGCGGTTTTTGCTCGCTTTTCTGTAACGCCGTCAAAAACTTGCTGCATAAGCAGAATGAGTTCTTCATCGTTTTCACCTTGCTTGACAGCTTGAAAGATTTCTGGAGATATTTGTGCTATCTGTTGAAGATCAAGCTCTTGCTCAAAAGATCGATCCTCCATATGCCACCCAACGTAGGTGACTAGGAGTCCACGCTCTAACATGTAGTTAGCACCTAGTTCCATTTCTCTGTAAAAGCGAGGAATGTATCCAGATCGTATCATCCATTTCAAAAATCCTGACACCAACTTGCTTCGGACAATGTCCCCACTTTCCACGGGGAACGCTCTGACGTTCGCTCTCTTGAGTGCAGAAATAAATAGGGATGCAAGTTTCGTAATCCGTTCGTCAATGAGATGGCACTCAGTATCGCTAGCACCCTCCCAAGGAAACGCATCGGATCCGTGCTTGCGGTGATCGCGGCTCTTGCCTGGCCACCAGTTCCGT